GCAGGAGCATGTTCTTAAAGATATGCTGACTGTTGATAAAAAAGGCAGCTGGATTCGCAAGACTAACTTGCTGCTCATCGCTAGACAGAACGGTAAGACACATTTAGCCCGTATGCTTATCTTGGCTCACCTAGTTAAGTGGGATACCCGCAATGTGCTTATCATGTCATCTAATAGATCGATGGCACTCGACACCTTTCGACAAGTAGCTCAAGTATTGGAGAGTAATGACCACCTCAAGGGATTCGTCAAACAGATTCGCTACGCCAACGGTACAGAGTCTATTGAAATGCTGGACGGCAGAAGGCTCGATGTTGTTGCAGCAACTAGAGATGGATCTCGAGGCAGAACTGCAGACTTTCTCTTTATTGACGAGCTCAGAGAAATCAATGAAGAGGGATTTCGAGCCGCTGTGCCAACGACTCGAGCTCGCCCAAACTCTCAGACGTTGCTTACCTCAAATGCAGGAGATGCTTTCTCAGTTGTCCTAAATGGCATGAGAGAACGTGCGCTAGAGAACCCGCCTAAGTCTTTTGGGTTCTATGAATACTCTGCTCCACAATACTGCAAGATCACCGACCGCCAAGGCTGGGCTCAAGCCAACCCTGCACTTGGCTATACGATAAGCGAGGAAGCCCTTGAAGAAGCTGTTGCTACTAGCCCAATTGAAAACACTAGAACTGAGTTGTTATGTCAATGGATTGATTCTCTATCCAGTCCGTGGCCTCATGGAGTTCTTGAGGAAACCTCAGACTCCTCGCTCACGATTCCGGTCGGTGGCTATACAGTCTTTGCTTTCGATGTATCTCCATCTCGCCGCAATGCGAGCTTGGTTGCTGGTCAGATATTGCCTGACGGTAGAATCGGCGTTGGAATACTCCAGACATGGGAAAGCCAAGTAAGCGTTGATGATCTAAAGATTGCAGTTGATATTAAGGCATGGGCTGACCAGTATCGCCCTAGGCAAATATGTTTCGACAAGTACACAGCTCAATCAGTCGCTGACCGACTCTCCAATGCTGGTCAAGTAACCCTTGACATCTCAGGGGCTGCCTTTTATCAAGCTTGCGGTGATCTCTTAAACAGTTTGGTAAGTGGCACTTTGGTTCACTCTGGCCAAGAGAACTGGATTCAGCAGATGAACAACTGCGCAGCTAAGACTAATGACTCTTCATGGCGCATTGTTAAACGAAAGAGTGCAGGCGATGTATCAGGTGCTATCTCAACTGCGATGGTTGTTCATCAATTAAATAAACCACAACAGGTAGCGGCCATATACACCGATTGACCTACCTGTAGTGTATAATTGCGTTCTATGGGTCTCTTCTCGCGCCTTACAGGTGCAACACCGGCAGTTGATGTCGAAGCGCAATATGCTCCACAAGTGCTAGGTGAGTATTCACCTTATGCAATGCCTTTTCAATTCGCTTATGTTGGCCGCACCGAGGCTCTCGGAATTCCAGCGCTTGCCCGCTGTAGAAACCTTTTGGCCGGAACAATCGGCGCAATTCCACTCGAGCTTTACAAGAAATCTACCAATGAAGAATTAGGTAAGCCACTTTGGTTAGATCAGCCTTCATATCATCAGCCACGATCAGTAACTATTGCTTACACGGTTGATTCACTCCTATTTTATGGTCAGGCGTTCTGGCAGGTTGTTGAAGTTTATCAAGAGAGCGGAAGACCATCTCGCTTTGATTGGGTAGCAAACAGTCGAGTTACAGCAACACTTGATAAAGACAATATTTTCGTCCAGTCATACGCCATTGATGGTACAACAGTACCGATGGACGGACTTGGCAGTCTAATAACATTCCAATCACTAAATGATGGAATTCTAAATACAGGCACTTCGACAATTCGTTCTGCTATTGACATTCAGAAAGCCGCAGCTATTGCTGCTCAAACTCCCATGAGCTCGGGCATACTCCGGAACACAGGAGCAGATTTACCACCTAGCGAAGTATCTGGATTACTAGCAGCTTGGAAGCGCAGCCGTCAAAATAACTCTACAGCTTACTTGACTAGCACTTTAGAATTTCAGCCTGTTCAGTTCTCTCCTAAAGACATGATGTACAACGAGGCAATTCAGAATCTCGCAACACAGATTGCCCGCCTTTGCAATGTACCGCCTTATTATGTTTCAGCAGATCAGAACACAACAATGACCTACGCCAACGTCCAAGACGAGCGCAAGCAATTCCTTACTCTATCTTTGCAGCCTTATGTAACGGCTATTGAAGATCGTCTATCTATGGACGACATTACAGCGCGTGGAAATGTAGTCAAGTTTGATATTGACAAGAACTATCTACGCACAGACCCACTTGTAGAATTACAGATTATCCGCGAACTGCTTGACCTACAGCTTATTACTCAGGAGCAGGCCATGGAAATGACAGACCTAACACCCAATGGAAGCGAAGGAATGATATGAACCAAGTAGTTACTTTTTCAGCTGAACTCACAGCAGATTCAGCAAGCCGCACGATTTCAGGAAAGATTGTCCCTCTCAATGTCGAGGCAGGCTCAACAAACATGGGCAAGGTTATCTTTGCCTCTGGATCTATTGAAATTCCAGACCCTAAGTCTATTAAGCTTCTAAATCAGCATGACGCAAAGAAGCCTTTGGGAAGAGGAATTTCTTTTAGCGAGTCAGAGAATTCTATTGACGCTGTATTTTCTGTAAGTCGCTCAGCTCGTGGCACAGAAGCTTTAATCCTTGCAGAAGAAGGATTGCAGTCAGGTTTAAGCATTGGGGCAGAAGTCCTTAAGTCTAAGATCAAGGACGGCGTGACCTATGTGTCGGCTGCTCGATTGGTCGAAGTAAGTTTAGTAACAGAGCCAGCATTTAAGTCTGCTCAGGTTACTGATATTGCAGCGGAAGAATCTGCTGTAGAAGAAACCAACCAACCAACAGAAAGCGAGACAGCCACCGTGGAAGAAACCACTTCAGCAGTCGAAGCAACACCTACAGTTGAGGCTGCCGCAGTTGAAGCTGCTCGCCCTGCTGTAACAGCAATGGCACCTCTTGGCAGCAGACAACACAACTGACAACGCTGGTCTTGTACCAACTCGTCAGCTCTCTGAAATCATCAACCCACTCGGAACAACAATCCGCCCATCAATCGATGCAATCTCTCGTGGAGTGCTTCCAGATGCAGGTATGACTTTCGAGATTCCAAAGATTACACAGATGCCAACTGTTGCTGAAACAGCAGAAGACGCAGCATTCTCTGACACAGATCAGAACGCAGCATTCCTCTCAGTATCAGTCAAGAAGTATGCTGGACAGCAGACATTCTCTGTTGAATTGCTAGATCGTACTTCACCAGCCTTCTTTGATGAGCTTGTCCGCAACATGGCAGCAGCTTATGCAAAGACAACAAACGCAGCAGTAAACGCTGCGCTCATCGCAGGTGCAACAGCAGACGCAACAACAACAGTAACTTACCCAACAGCTGCAGAGCTTCTCGGTATCGTTGCTCGTGGTTCAGCTTCTGTCTATGCTGCAACAGCAGGACTTGCAAACCCATTTGCTCGCAACATGGTCGTATCTACAGGACAATGGTCAAACATCATGTCACTTAACGATGCAGGTCGCCCAATCTACACAGCATCACAGCCGATGAACGCAGGCGGACAGGTAGCGCCTACATCACTTCTTGGTAACGTTGCAGGACTCAACCTCTATGTTGATCCAACAAACGCAGGCGATGGCGATGGAACAATCCTCATCGTAAACCCAGATGCTTACACATGGTACGAGTCACCAACTTACCGCCTACGCGCTGAATCAACAGCTGCAGGTCAGGTAACAATCGGTTACTACGGCTTTGGCGCAATCGCAACCAAGGTTGGCGCTGGCGCATTTAAGAACAACAAGGCGTAAGCCACCTAAGTCGCTCAAGGGGGCTGCCAGAGCCCTTGCAGCTCCCTTGAGTCTTTAGAAAGGATAACAATGAGCATCACAACAGTCGCAGAGCTTCGTACCGCCCTTGGTATTGGAACTCTTTATACTGATGCCGTATTGCAGTCAGTCTGCGATGCCTCTGATGATGTCTTGCTGCCTTTTCTATGGACTAACACGACTCCTACTATTGCTCACAGCAATATTGGTACTGTAGGAACTCTTTATTTTAACGATCCAGTACAAGATGTGTTCTATGTTGGCCAGTCAATAGTTATCACAAAGTCCGGCACTAAGTTCAATGGCACTAAGACAATCACCGGCGTGGGAGTTAAAAGCATCACCGTGACTACAACTCACACAAGCGATAACTCTTACCACCCAATCAACCCTTATGGTCAGGTTGCGGCAGATACTTATGTGGATTACACAACTATCCCAGCCATTCAAGAGGCAAGCCTTATGGTCTGTGTATCAATCTGGACTTCTCGTCAGACTAATTCAGGCAATGGTATGAACCCAGACGGCTCAATTGGCAGCATGTACGCAATGTCATCACAGCTGATTGCTCGCATTCGTGGCCTGATTGCACCATATTTAAGTCCTAACTCTATGGTGGGCTAATGCCAGCAATAACCACACTAAGAAGCAGCATTGCATCAGCTTTAGCGGATAACACCAAGTATTCAGTATTTGCCTTTCCACCGGCCACGCCTATTGCTAACTCAGTAATTGTTACTCCTGCTGATCCATACATTGTGCCAAGCAATAACGATTATACTTCTATCGCTCCAATGGCGAACTTTACAATTACTATCCTTGTCCCTTTGCTAGACAACGAGGGCAACCTTGCTGGGATTGAAGCCGACATTGTTCGGGTCTTTGCGCTACTTGAAGCGTCCAGCATTGTATTTAACGTTGGAAGCGTGAGCGCACCAAGCGTTCTGAGCATCGCTTCTGGAGATTTACTTACTTGCGACATTGCAATAAGTACCCTAACGGAATGGAGTTAAATCATGACCGATTTAGCACAATGGGAAAAAGAGAACGAAGCGTTCCTGATTAAAATCGGTCAGGGCGCTCCAAAGGCAGAAACAAAACCAACTACTAAGAAAGACGAGGAATAACCTAAATGGCAGTATTTCTGAGCAACAACGTAGGCGTGAAGGTTAATTCAGTTGATCTTAGCGACCACGTTACTTCAGTAACTATCAACCGTTCATTCGATGAGCTTGAAGTTACAGCAATGGGTGATTCAGGACACAAGTTTGTTAAGGGTCTTGAGGCATCATCTATCACAATCGATTTCTTGAACGACACAGCATCAGCTAACGTTCTTGCAACACTTCAGGCAGCATGGGGAACTAACGTTCCAATCGTGCTTCTACAGGCTAAGGGAACAGCAGTCTCAGCGACTAACCCTCTGTACACAGCAACCTGCCTTGTAAACAACACAACCGATATCAACGGCGCAGTTGGAGACATGTCCACACAGAGCATCACATTTACCGTTTCAGGTACAATTGCTGTTGCAACAACAGGTACATTCTAAACAACTTATTAAGGGGCTAACACATGGCAAAGCTAAAGGTAACAAGGGCTGATAACTCAATAACAGAGTACGAGATTACTCCACTTATTGAGTACGCCTTCGAGCAGTACGCCAAGAAAGGCTTTCACAAGGCGCTGATAGAGGATCAGAAACAATCTGATGTCTATTGGCTCTGTTGGGAAGCAATCCGTCGTTCGGGTGAAACGGTTAAACCTTTCGGGGAACAGTTCCTAGAAACGCTGAAAAGTGTGGAAGTGTTGGAATCTGACCCTTTAGGGTAGATCGGAACTCCCTCACCTATCTCGCAGCTCGACTGAGTTACGAGTATGGAGTTCCGTTTCACACTATTGTCGAACTTCCGGCATTAGCATTTAAGGCACATATAGAAGTCCTCAGGGATATCACTTGCGCAAGGTTGTTAATCGTGCGCGTGGGTTCGTACCTTCTGATTCACCTTTAAGCGGCTGGGCTAATCCTATTGGCGAGTGGGAGTACCGAGCTTTTAACGCTGGCATCATTAAAAAAGGGTTGGGTTACTCAACAACTCCAACTAAGCCTAACAAGCGAGGCTTTAGAAGCCTTGCAACTATCTTTAACAAGTCTGCATCTGGTGCAATCTACGAGACAGCAGGTCGTAAGAACTCTCAAGGATTACCAGCAGCGCAGCGAGTTAAGAAATACCGTGGCGGGCAATTTATCACAGAGTGGGAAGGCGGCAGAGATGTTAATAAATCTGCTAACCCTAATGCTGGTCGCCAGTTTATTGCTGCGCTACCGCCTCTAGTAGATAGCCAGCAGTCCAGCAGCGCAGGGCGCAGAACTCGCAAGACTAAGGGTCGCCTCTTGTTTAGAGCATGGGCTGAGGATCAAGGCAGAACTACCGCAGCTGTAGTTGCAGCGATTCAGTCAGCTAACAACAAGGTCATTACCTTAAGCAATGCTCGAGGCGAAAAGACATTTAGAGCAAGGAGCAAAGACTAATGGCAGGCATGACAGATCTAGCAATCCGCATTGCCACTACCTATGACTCTGCTGGGCTAAACAAGGCTGACAAGGGCGTTACCAAGCTCAGTAAATCAGTCAAGTCATTAGGCAGAGCTTTGGGCTTAAGTCTTGGCGCAGCGGCCATGACAGCTTATGGAAAGGCAGCAGTCAAAGCCTTTGCAGCTGATGAGGCTGCAGCCAATCGACTATCAACAGCAGTAGATAACCTTGGGCTTTCTTTTTCTCAAACTAAGGTCACAGACTTTATTGCCAACCTAGAGCAAAGCGCGGCAATTGCTGATGACGTTCTTAGACCGGCGTTTCAAGGTTTATTGACCACTACTGGATCATTAACTAAATCTCAAGAGCTTCTCAACAATGCAATTCAAATTAGCCGAGCAAGTGGGGTTGATTTAGCCACAGTCGCAACCGATTTAGGCAAAGGCTATGTAGGTATTACTAGAGGCTTAACTAAGTACAACACAGGCTTAACTAGAGCAGAGATTACAACCAAATCATTCAATGAGATTCTAGGTATCATGCTGGCGCGATCAGCAGGAGCGGCTCAGGATTATTTGACAACTACCTCTTACAAGATGGAAGTCTTGGCAGTAGCTACCGGCAATGCTCAAGAGACAATTGGTAAGGGTCTAGTAGATGCCTTCGCTCGCATAGGGGGCGGCACAGAAGCAAGTGATGCTGCTAAAGCAATTGATAACATTGCAAAGTCCACTAGCAATGTAATAGTTGCATTGGGTACAGCAATTGGATTTATCGAGAAGTTCCGCAAGGGATACACTAATTTTATAGCTGGTGGCGATGTCAATGCCATGCTGGAAAGCGCCAATAAGCCAAGCACTAATCGTTCAGCATCGCCAGCAGGCACAGCACAGCGCACGGCACAGCAGCGCCAAGCAGAAGCTTTAGCTGTTAAGCGAGCTAAAGAACTGGCAGCCTTACAG